CAAGCTTGCAAAGGTAAAAGTTCCATTGCTTGTAACCAATCATGTGTACGCCGCGGTGGGATCATATGTTCCTACCAATGAAATCTCCGGTGGGTCTGGTCTTAAGTACGCAGCATCAACAATCGCAATGCTTTCAAAGAAGAAAGATAAAGATAGCAACAACGATGTGGTCGGTAACATCATCAAGGTTAAGATGCACAAGTCAAGGTTATCAAAAGAAAATGGACAGGTAGAAGTACGCCTGTCATACGACAAGGGTCTTGATCGTTACTACGGTTTACTTGAATTGGCAGAAAAGTATAATATAATCAAGAAAGTTTCTACACGGTATGAAATGCCTAATGGAACTAAACTATTTGGAAAAGAAATCAACACTAATCCAGAAAAATATTTTACCGATGATCTGCTAAAGCAACTCGACGAGTGTGCTAAGCAGGAATATTCATATGGCATGGGCTTTGAAACAGATGGAGAAGTGAATGACGATCGAGAAGACGATACTATCTAACTTACTCTTAAACGAAGAGTACACTCGTAAAGTTCTGCCTTTCATTAAAGATGAATACTTTCGTGACTCTAGTGAAAAGCTAACATTCAAACTTATTCAGGATTACATTACCAAGTACAACGCGCTTCCTTCAAAAGAAGCGCTTAACATTGATTTACAAAACAAAAATAACGTCAGTGAAACTTCTTTCAAAGAAGCAAATGATATCATCGAGGGTTTATCTTTAGACAATAAAACGAGCCTATCATGGCTTGTAGAACATACTGAAAAGTTTTGTCAAGACCAAGCACTGTTCAATGCTATCTCAAAATCCATTCAGCTTATCAATGGAGATCTAAAGCAAGACATATCCAAAGGCGCTATCCCTGAAATGTTGTCTGAAGCTCTGTCGGTGTCGTTTGATACTAACATTGGTCATGATTTGGTTGATGATTGGGAACGCAGGTTTGATCTTTATCATACCCGTGAAACAAAGATTCCATTCAATCTTGATTACTTCAATAAGATTACAAAGGGCGGCTTGAGCAAAAAGACACTCAACATCTGTCTTGCAGGTACAGGTGTAGGTAAGAGTATGTTCATGTGTCACTGCGCGTCTGGCAACTTAGTCGATGGGCTAAACGTCCTTTACATAACTCTTGAAATGGCTGAGGAAAAGATCGCAGAAAGAATCGATGCAAACTTGATGAACATTGCGATTGATGAGTTATCAGAGTTACCCAAAGATGTTTATCAGAAAAAGATTGATAAGATCAAAAGTAAGACCATAGGTAAGTTAATTATCAAGGAATACCCGACAGCATCCGCCGGTGCAAGTAACTTCAGGTATCTTTTGAATGAATTGAAATTGAAGAAAAACTTTAAGCCTGACATCATCTACATCGATTACTTAAACATCTGCAGTTCTTCAAGACTTAAGGTTGGATCCAATGTAAACTCTTATCTATATGTTAAGGCAATTGCTGAAGAGCTTAGAGGTCTTGCTGTTGAAACAAACGTACCTATCGTGAGCGCCACACAGACAAATAGAACAGGGTTCACCAATTCAGATGTTGGATTGGAAGATACATCTGAGTCTTTTGGATTACCGGCAACTGCTGACTTTATGTTTGCTATCATCTCTAATGAACAGCTGGCAAATCTAAATCAACTTCTTGTTAAGCAGCTTAAGAATCGTTACAGCGATCCTAACATCAATAGGAAATTCATTGTTGGTGTTGATAGAGCTAAGATGAAACTATACAACGTTGAACAGAGTGCACAACGAGACATCATCGATGATACGGCAGTACAGTCAAAGACTAAATTTGATAAATCTGTATTTGAAGGGTTTACTTAATTACAGATATATAATAATATACACTTAATCACAGTGGATAAAGCATATGAATATATTTTTTCTTGACGCGGATCCCGATACTTGTGCGCAACAGCACTGCGACAAGCATGTATTGAAGATGATCATTGAGTATGCGCAGCTGTTATCAACCGCTCATCGTGTTATCGATGGAGAACAATATATTCATGTTACTGATAAAAACATGAAGATTAAACGGTGGAGGCTTGATGACAATCGTGAGCAAATACTACATCTTGCTGCTCATGTAAATCACCCGTCCAATATTTGGACTAGGTCATCCACAAGTAATTATTTTTGGTTGTATGATCTATGGCGCGCTTTGCTCAAAGAATATACTTTTCGTTATGAAAAAATTCATAGCAATGAACGTTTAATCTTTGCTCTTGCTAAGCCTCCTCAAAACTTAAAATTCCATAAATGGATTGACCCACCTAGAGCTATGGATGAGGTGTACAAGAAAGAAGATGTGATTGAAAGCTACCGTAATTTCTACATCAACAGCAAAAGCAGGTTTGCTAGATGGTCTAAGCGAGATATACCAGAATGGTATATCGAAGGCATGATGGCTCTGGTTCAACCAGAGTTAAGCGTTATGAACTAAGCAAATGTTTGAGATAGACGTACTCAATTGTAGATCTATAAAAAGAAAAAAAATATTTAAAACAGCAACTGAGTATTTTGCTTTTTCATTGATGCCTAAAGTTAAGAATATGTACTTTGATATATGTTTAGAAGGTAATTTAGATGCTGATGCTTTCTGCACACAAATAGAAGATAAATATTTTGTCATTGAAGTATCACGAAGACTTCCATTCAATGAGCAACTAAAAAGTATAGCGCATGAGATGGTACACTGTAAGCAATTTTATTCTAAAAGGTTGCAGTACAAACAAAACAAAATTTATTGGCTCAATCAAGAATATAATTACGATAGCTTGAGCAGAACAAATTTGACAGAAAGCCAATATCATATGTATCTAAATCTCCCATGGGAAATAGAAGCATATGATATGGAGACTATATTGTACGATAATTTTATAATTAAATATGAAGGAGAAATGCGATGAATTATAATAGCATGATGGTTCCCAATGTAATGTTTAAGACACGGGTGCGTGATGAAAGCATAGAAGGACCTAATCCCTATCGTTGGCAAGATGTAGATAGCTTTGAATACTTTCGCGGCCAGCGTGTCCTAGTGTTTTCACTTCCCGGTGCTTTTACACCGACATGTTCAACGATGCAGGTCCCTGGATTTGAAAACAACTACGATCTGATTCGTAGCTATGGCATTGATGAGGTGTATTGCATCAGCGTTAATGATGCATTCGTCATGAATGCATGGGCTAAGGTTCAGGAGATCAAGAATATCAAGATGATTCCAGACGGATCGGGTACTTTTACACGCCACATGGGAATGCTTGTAGCTAAGGACAACCTTGGTTTTGGCATGCGGTCTTGGCGGTATGCTATGATTGTGAACAATGGTGTAATTGAGAAGATGTTCATTGAACCGGGAATCTCCGATAACTATCAGCACGATCCTTATAGTGTAACGAGTCCTGAATCTGTGATTGAATATCTTTCTACGGAAAGTCGTGTAAATCCTGCGTCAAAGCGCGCACAGGGTTAAAGAATATTCCCCGGTAGCTCAGCGGTAGTAGCAAGTGACTGTTAATCACTGGGTCGGAGGTTCGAATCCTTCTCGGGGAGCCATTTGTATGAACTTTGATAATATAGTCAAGGTTCCTTATACAACTCTCCCTCATATGCAAAAGTATGAGGGAGAGCTTTTACGTAAACCTGCATCAGAATTTCATCTAAAAGAAAAACGATTTCAAGCGCTATGGGAATCATCTGGCAAAGTGCTGTATCCAAACTTTGGATTATCATTTGCATCTGACCTTGCAAGACATAAAAAACTTATCAAACACGCTTCTGAAATTCTAGGATTTGAACCAATATACCATATAGTTACTCTTGGATCAAAGATGCAAGAAGATCTAGTCATAGTGGATAATGGTAGAATAGAAGCAGCATATGTTTCATTCCCAAGCGGCTGGAACCCAGCAGACTCTCAAGGTAAATCTTTAGAGCAATTGCATGCACCAGTCGCTGACGGAGATGTTTTGCGTAAGATGAGTAATAAACTAGCTCAACTTATGTGCGGTGATTACTGCTATCATAGATGGGTTTGGACACTTACAACACATAAACACTTAAGCAATCACCCAATGTGGCTCAGGCCTGAGCCGACAATTGATTTAAATAATTTATATTTTAGAACTGAACACCAAATAACTTTTCCAATAGTAAAAGGCTATACTTCTGGATTTCTCATAAACGTTGACGTTATACCTTTTCTATCTTTAACAGAAAATCAAAGAGAATTAATCCGTGAATCTATAAATAGCATGTCTGATAATGTTTTGAAATATAAACACTTAGAAGACATAAAGCTTTTAATCAACGCAAATTAGTAGTAGGAGATGTCTATGCTAATGCAACAAAATAACTATATGGAAGATATGGAAACACTTAGAAACATGTATACATGGCTTCGTGCAGGATATAAGCAAGTTGAACAAAGACTTGCTAAGACGATTGAAGAGAATGAACACCTTAAGCAAATTATTAAAGAAAAAAATCTACATCCATTTATAGATTAAAAAGAGATTTATATTATGTTTGAGCAAAGTAAAGCGGTAAAGCGCCGATTTCACATCGGCGCGTTTCATAATTCATATTTCGTTGGCTACGGAATCGATATCGGATGTGGACAAGATAGTTTAAACAACTATCGTCACGTTTTTCGTAGCATAGAACATGTTCGTGGATGGGATCTTCCCGATGGAGACGCGCAATATCTTAAAGGTGTTGATGATAATACTTATGACTTTGTAACGAGTAGTCATTGTCTTGAGCACATGGTTGATGTAGTTACTGCTTTAACCAACTGGATTCGTGTATGTAAGCGCGGGGGATACATCGTAATTACTATCCCAGATGAAGAAATGTATGAACATGACTATTGGCCTAGTAGATATAACTCAGACCATAAGTGGTCATTTACTCTTAGAAATCCTGATAGAAGTAAGATGCCAAAGTCGATCAACGTACTAAATCTTCTAACAGCAATAAATAATCAAGCCACAGTTGAAAAAATTGAAGTGATCAGAGACCTTTACTATCCTAATGCAGGAGATCAAGATCAAACGCTTCATCCATCAATTGAGTGTTGCATTGAAATAATATTAAGAAAGGTTTAATATGGCAATAAAAATTGGATTCATTCAATTGCGCGGCGCCGGAGATTGTCTAATCGCCGTGCCAATTGCAAAGTTTCTTTATGATAAAGGAATGAGTATTGAATGGGTTATAGATGAAAAGTTTTATACTGCTTTCAAGTACGCGGTACCGTATGTAAATTTTCATCCTCTTTCAGTTGAAGAAAAAACTATACAATCAAATATCAGAAACCCTTATTGGTTTGAAACACCAAGACAGATGCTTATTGACGCTGGTTGTGATGAAGTGATTAGTTTTCCATACGAAGAAACACTTCACTTTGATAAAATTGGTATGCCATCAAGGCTCATAGATCCCGTTGCTATACGAGCAAAAGACTTACGACTAGCTTTCCATACGACGTTTGACCAGTTCAAATACGCAGTATGCAATGTTCCGTTTGAAGAAAAATGGAATCTTGACATCAGGCGTGATCTTAAGAGAGAAGAAGAATTTTATAACAAAGTCATCAAGAGTAAAAAGAAACCTTACGTTGTTACTCACTTAACAGGCGCGATGGGGAGGATTCAATTTAACTTAGACACAAAAGCTTTCATTGAGTCAATAGGTTTGAAGAACCACGAGATTATTGACATCAGCCCGTTGTCCGACAATATCTTTGACTGGATAACTATCATAGAAAAAAGTTCATGCTTCATCGGGTTAGATTCGTTCTATGTCAATCTAATAGACCAGATGAATTTGAAAATACCAAAGTATTTTATTAGAAGATCTCCTTTGAATTTTACTCCAGTGCTGAGGAATAATTGGGATTTCTTGCCAATAAAGTTAGCGTCAGACGAACCACACGAACTTAAGTTTTAGGAGATAACATGAAAGCAGATAAGAACTATAAGATGAGTAAGCCAACTAAGACTTACTTAAATAGCATCAGAGATGAAGAACTAAAGAGTGTTCATAAAGAATTGTTTGTAGAAGCTGAATACTATTCAGCAAACGTAAGAAAGAAGATGTCAGTTAAGACGATAGTAGAAACAGAAGAAGAATGAGGAAACCTAAGCCCGCACACAGGTACAAAGAAAAACAATGTCCTGTGTGCGGAGTCTTGCATAAGAAGAGATGGCAGTGTTGTAGCTTAAAGTGTGGTATAGAGTTCAGGTCTTTAACTCCTCCAACTGAAGAAGCAGTTCAAGCAAGAGCTGAAGGTGTAAAGAGATGGAAACAAACAGATCGCGGCGAGGCTACTAACACCAATCTAAAGAACTTTACTCAAGACGATGAACTTATCTTGCCTCCACAACAAACTGAAGGAGAGTATTTCATAGAAGATGGAGATGTATGGAGTCCCGCTGGTTTATAAATAACAATAAACATATTGGGCTGAAGCTATGTCTAAAACATTACGCCAGTTAAAAGAAGATCTCTCCAATTTACTTGGTGAAGTTACCATCGATGGTAAGACGGGAGAAATTGAAGATGATAATAGTTCAAAGAATAAGAATCTTCAGCGGACTCCAAAGAATATCAAGTCGGCTAGCCAACAGCCTAACATAAGTCAACAGAAGCAGCTACCTCCTCCTGCTTCAAACAATCAAAAAGCTTTACCGCCACCGCAAACTAAAGCCCTAGCTAATCCAAGCAAAGTTCCAGTAGTAGTTCCATCAAAGAACGTTGCTGTGCCACTGCAAGATAAAAAGCCAGAAGAAAAATACATGGGCAAGATAGAGCCTGAAAAGAAAGCTGCTCCATCTCTTGATAAGAAGCCAGAAGAAAAATCTAAGCCTGATGTCCCGCCAAATCCTACAAAAGATAATAAGCCCGATACCAAAGCAACGACAGCAGACACCAAACCAGAAGAAAAACCTAAAGCTGGTGTCCCGCTAAAAACTACAAAAGCTTCTTCGAAAAATGATCATATAATTAAATCAGGGGAGACACCAAAAGAAAAGTCATCTTCGGGTGGAAGATCAAAATTATCTAAGATAATATTCTCAACTTCTGGAGCTAGAGTTGGACCTAGATATTCCGGTCAAGAACACTTAGCTAAGCAACCAACAAGACCTAGATAAACTTAGTGTCCGACTAGAGGCATCGTTGGCTTAGTTTCAATGTGTTGATCGTACCTGCTTTTCTTCTTAACTTCTTTTGATTTCTTAGAACCGAATGCGCCCGAAGGACTGGGGATGGTTGACACATCAAGTGAACCCATCACGGCAGGAGATACGCCAGCAAACTCTAGAAAAGTCTTTCTCTTTCCTTGGCCTGGAGTATCTTTCTTGTAGGTGTCAACAAGGGAGGTAGTTGCTTCTTCTCTTCTTCTTGGATTCTTATTCATAACATACCTGTTTACTTATTTTCAATACTTATTTATAATCTACTCATAATGATGTTGTGGAGGTAATGAGATGGAAGTCCTCAAGGAAACGACTGAGTGGGCAAACAATGTTCAGAATGGTACATATGTTTTGCAAGGTGGTCGATTAGTCGCCTATGTGAATCCTTTGACTGGCCGCTTTGAGATCTTCTCTAAGTCTCTTAACTTTGATAAGAACTATCGTTCTTTTGAGCATGTCCGCGGGCCTTTGCTTGAGGACATCGTCTTATCAATGAGTGCGTGATGGTGTACTTATTTTCATATATTGATTAGTATCTACTTGTAATTGAATAAACAACTGGAGATTATAACATGGCACATATGATTGAAACGATGGCTTACGCTGGCGAAACCCCTTGGCATGGTCTTGGCACGAAGGTTCCTGCTGACCTGTCACCCGACCAGATGCTTAAGAAGGCTGGCCTTGATTGGTCGGTGCGTAAGGTCCCGGCATACGCTGAGGTAGCAGGTCAGAAGGTTGCGGTGGGTAAGTCTGCTCTTGTGCGTGACTCAGACGACCGCATCCTTGACGTAGTGTCCGACGACTGGAACATTCTGCAGAATGAGAAGGCGTTCGAGTTCTTCCATGACTTCGTGGCTGCAGGCGACATGGAGATGCACACCGCTGGTTCTCTTCGTGATGGTCAGCTGGTCTGGGCGCTTGCCAAGGTGCATGATGGGTTCACCCTCTTCGAAGGTGATACTGTTGAGAGCTACCTGCTCTTCAGCAATCCCCATAAGTATGGCTGGTCCATCGATGTACGATTCACACCCATCCGTGTAGTCTGCAACAATACTCTTACTCTTAGCCTTAACACAGCGAGTAAGAACATGGTCAAGGTGTCTCACCGCCGTGAGTTCGACGCTGACATGGTCAAGGAAACCCTTGGTGTAGCTAAGGAGAAGCTGGCTAAGTACAAGGAGATGGCTCAGTTCCTGGGTAGCAAGCGCTACAACGACAAGACCATCGTCGAGTATTTCAAGCGGGTCTTCCCTGTCGTCGGCGGTCCGGACAAGAAGAAGGAGATGTCCATCTCTGCAAGCAAGGCGCTTGACGTAATCAACACTCAGCCGGGTGCCAACTTTGCTGAGGGTAGCTTCTGGAGCGCTTTCAATACGGTAACGTATATGGTTGACCATAAGCTTGGACGGAATCAGGACACTCGTCTCTCTAATGCTTGGTTCGGTAATGGTAAGAAGATCAAGAACGATGCTCTTGAGACCGCCATCGAAATGGCACAGGCTGCATGAACCGGAGACGAATGCTAGAGATAGCTGAGGGTATTGAGGCGGCGGGGATCATTGTCCTCGCCGTTCTCGCCGGGGCTGCACTAATTAAATACATAC